GTTGCATATGTTGCTTCTTTAGTCACTTCAATAATTGCAGTACCACCAGTTGTAATACTTACATTCATATATGAAGTTGAATTATTTGCAATGACATGTCCTGATTCAGATGGTCTTAAATCACCACTACCATAAAGTGTTAAAATAGTTTCGCCACCTCTTTCAATTGAAACTGTACCGCCAGTTGACCACATTACTCTTTTAATAGAGGCAGAGGTAACAGTTTCATTTGCAGATGTAGAAAGATTTGCAAGTTGAATATTTGCGGAACTTGCACCAGTCACCCGAATAATTGATGCGGAACGAAGTGAGTTTGTAATTTCGAATGCCATTTTATTTTAGTCCTAATGCTGAACGCCTACGCATTGATAATTTTCTTTTTAGCAATGACCGGCGAAGTTTAGCTCTTCTAGTTGTTTTCCATGACCGTTTCAATAAACGGGCTTTTCTTAATCTTTCTGTTGCAGGTATTCTTTTAACAGTATTACCTGAAATTCTATAACCTTTAACACCAGACCGTCTACGATTTTTTTGTACTACAATTCGGCCTTTGGCATTTCTTCTAATTCTACGGCGAATCTTTTTGATACGCCCCATCTTAATAATATTTGGATTTCTTCTTGGTACAGCTTCATCCAAAATTTCTACTTCTTCATAACTATCAGCAGCAACATATTTTTTTGCTTCTGATAATCTTTTTTCAACAATACTACTTAGATGGGCAAAAATTTCTGTTTTTGCTTCAACTAATTTATTCTTTACAATATGCTCAATAAATTTCATTTGGCTTTACTGAAAGCAAAAGATGCTACTTTCGCAAAGTGTTCTGGTGATTTATGCACCATGTCAGCCAACTTTTTCTTGTTTTCATCATTCACAGCGTTATGTACTTGTGTAATTGCAGATGCAGTATAGTGGTCAACTTTTTTTGTTTGACCGTTGGCAAACTTAACTGTTTGTGCTTGTTTACCAGAAACAATTTTATGTAATTGGTCTATTACTGCTTCTTTAATCTGTGTCTCTTCTGCTTGAAGTGGCGTAGAAGAAATATTTGGGCCGTAAGGTATAGAAAAATATTTGTCTAGTTTTTGATTGTAATAAAGTGCCATCTTTATTTTATTTGGATAAAGACGAATTGCTTTTCTTTTCAATACAAGAACAAAAGGTGGGTCTTTAGGTAAGTCAGCAGTTTCTTCTGTAATTTCCCAATCTTCTTTTATTTCTTTATCTGTGCCATATGCATTATCACCAATCTTAATTCGATGAGCTCTTACTTTACGACCAGAAGGACCAATCTTGTAATCGGCAGTATCTTCAATATCTTCTTCTAATTCTTCTCTGACTGCTCTGCGAGTTTGTTGAAAAATTTGTTTGTTATTCGAAATTAAATCAACCATCTTATTGAAAAGATTTTGAAGAATCATTCGGTCGGCATTATTGAACACCGGTCTGTCTTCTTTCATCTTTTCAAGTACACGATGAATGCGTTGTAACTGTGCCTTATTTGCAAGACCAGCACGAACAAGCATATCGAACTTTGAATAGTCCGACTTTTCTTCTTCTACAAGAACCCTAAAATCTTCTAAAGATTTCATTCTTCTTCCGTTGTTTCTATTTCCGAATCAGCTGTATCTTGTACTTCAATATCTTCACCATTATTATAAAGAGATTTTGCAATTTCTGTTTTTTTAGCATCAAGTGCATCAAAAGCTCGAGCAGAAAGAATGTTGTCTAAAGTTTCTTTTGCTTGAACTGCATTGCCTTCTGAAGCTTGTCGAATAAATTGTTCAATGTCCATAATTATTTCCTTTGTTATCTATTTAGTATAGAAGAATACCGTTCCATTTGTTTATCTAAATCTGGAGTATTAGATTCTACAGACGCATCATCTACTGTATTGTCTACTGATGGATATTCGTCTGGCGATGCCGGTTGTTCTTGGCCTTGTTGCATCGCTGGTCCACCATTACCTTGTTGTTGTTCTTCTTCAATTTCTTTATCCATTTCTTCAATTTGTTCATCTGTCATTTGAAGAATATTTTTCTTGACCCAACGATTTGAGTAATAACGACCAAGGAATGGGTCTACTGTTGCAAGAAGATTTACTCTTTCTCTCAACAATTCTGCATCACGCAATTCAGTAAAGTTATTGTCTTTCTTGTATGCATAATAAATGTTTTCTTTGAAATCTTGCCATTCTTCTTTAGTACAAACACCTTTAAGTGCAAGTTGAATACCAAGTGCATTATCAAAAATTTGTGAAAACTTATTACGAAGTCTTACAATAAACTTATTAAATTTAACTTCTTCTCTTGTAACTTCTGTTGTTCTACCTAAACCAATCATTCCACCTTGTTGTGGTTCTAATCTACTGATTGGCACATTCAATGATTGTAAAAGTTTCTTTTGAAAATATTTTACATCTTCAAGTTCACCAAGATTTTGACCAGCAGGTAGAGTTGTAATTTCTGTACCTTTACCACCTTCACGGCGAGGTAACCAGAAGTCTTCTAACATCGACATATGTTTACGGTCATCACGCAGTTCACCAGTTGACGCATCGTAAACCATCTTGTTACGATACTTAATCATAATGTCACGCAAGTATTGTTCAGCCTTACCTTTTGGCAAGTTACCAACATCGATGTAGAAAATACGGCGTTCTGGTGCTCTTGATAAACGATAAATCACAACGGCATCTTCAATCATTCGTAACTGATTGAGTGGTTTAATTGCCTTGTGAAGATATGAAATAACAAATGTATTCTTTGCATCCATCAAACCAGAATTCACATTGACAATAGAATCTGGTGAAATACGAACACCTTGATTTACTTGTGCAGTATATGTTTGTGTTGTTGTACCACGGTCATTATAAACATAATACTCTGCAACTGATTTGATAATTTGAGCACCAGTTTTTGGGTCTCTTTCTTTTTGTATCTCACGCACTTTACGAATTTTGCGTGGGTCAATGTATCGAAGTTCTTGTATGCCTTCTTTTGGGTTGTTTTCATCAACAACAACTTGATAATAAATTCTACCGTCAATGTACCATCTTTTAAATAAATCATCAGCAAGATTTGAGAAGTTCAGCATTTTAAGAACATTCTCAAATTCTTCATTGATTTTCTTTTTAACTGATTCTGGTTGTTTTAATTTATCAAGAACAATGTCTACTGTTCTTCCAGATGCATCATGGGTAATTGCCTCATTTACAATATCGTCAATGGCTTGATCCAATTCTGGATGATTTGCCATTTCACGGTATCTTGTGATGAGTTCAAGTTCATTTCTTACGGCACCTTCTAAGTCAACATATGTGCCGTAGTATGCGTTTTGCGTGATGGTAACTGCACCATCATCCATTGATTCGGTTGGCAAGGCAATAGTCGCCTGCTCACTTGGCTGTTGTTTTACAACATCCTTGCCACCGAGAGTGAAACCAAAAAGTTTAATTGGGCCAGCCATTAATTATCCATTCTAAAAAAATAATAGAGGGAGAGAATCCCTCTATTGTTACACAACACCGTCTGCGATTGATTCCCACCACTGATAAGAGAGTGTTACTGTAAACTCTTCAATGGTATCATTAGAACCCCAATCTACATCAATTGGAGTTAAATCTGTTGGGAATAAACCAACAAATTTGTACTTTTTGAGTTGATTGCCCTGTTTACCAAACTGTGTTACTTCTCCATCTACTGTATAACCTAATGGAGCAAGTGCAACTGGATTACGAACATTGAGATTGTGGGAATTAATACCATTCATCCATCTCTCAAAAGCATTACGAACAATAAAATCTTCATCGTTAATGACAGAGATAGTCCAATCTGTAAATGTTCTGTTACCAACAAACTTTAGTTCACGACCAAAGTATTGAACTGGCACAACACCCAGCGTAGCGCCAGGTAATTGTGCAGTTTTACACATAAATGTAAGTTTTGTCTGAGCGTTCCCAGGTGCAGAGAACGCAGGGAAGGGCATAGAAACTTCAAATAGATTAGGACGGGCACCGTCTCCAACCATCTGACTTCTAAATTCGTTTACTGAAAATGCCATTTAATATTCTCCTGTTTCTCTATTTATTAGAACTGCCCAACGATTTCATCAAAACTTACACCGGTTCTAACGGCAACAAAGTTAAGTTGAATAAAGTTGATTGAGCGTGCGGGTTTAATATAAATGTCTCCAATAAATTCGTTGCGGTCAATTACCTCTGGAGTATTATTAGATTCATCACAGACAACACGGAAATCAGTAATACCACGGCGACCTTGAACATCACGCAAGAATGGTTCAACTAAGTTAACAAACTGAGCTCTTGTGAATTGGTCATTAAATTCAAACAAGGAGAAGCGGGATGCTCTAGAAATTGCTTTCTCAAGAACAATAAACAGTCTGCGAACATTGATGCGGTCGAATGCAGATGGTTTTGCCAACATTGTTTTATCGCCAAACAGAACTGTACCTTCGCCTTGGAAAGCAACAACAGGATTTACACCTTTGACATACAATCCGTCACGGTCTGTTTTATTTGGATTCCAAGAAAGTTTAATGACATTCTTAATGATGCCTCGATTTAAACCACCAGGTGAGAACCATGGGTCTCTTTCCAAATCTGTTCTTGCACACAATCCTGCGATGTCACCATTGAGAGGAACCCAACGATACACATCCGAATATTTGTCGTATTGATATTTCCAACCAGAATCCATAACTGCATAAGAAGTGGATGAAAGACTATTTCTGTATGCAACAATGTCGGTAACTTCTGAGCCTGCATTGTCGACCACATCTGCTTTTTCTGGCGACAAGAATACCAGTGCGTCTTTACGACTTTCAACCAAGGAAATAAGAGAAGTTGCAACTGTTTGGCCGGCAGGACCAGAAACAATCAAAGCAATATCTACAGATTCAGAATTACTGAAAGTTGCATAAGCATTGACCACATTTGCAGTTGAAATTGTACCATCTGCACCAGCAGTCAACGAAACGGTAACATTAGATGTCAAGTTTGCAAAAGAAGTTGCGGCATTTTGACCCCAATCTGTACCATCAGCAGGGTGAGACATCCAGTGAATGTATCTCGACCGATTAGCAATTACATTTTTATAGTAATTTGTATTGCCAGAATCGTCTTTTGCGTTAGAGGCTTTAGAAACATACTCGTACTTTTCAAGAACAGTTCCTTGAGTACCAGTAATTTTGCCATCTTCGTCAACAACAATCACATGCAATTCGTCATTAGAACCGCCCTGAGCAGTTGTAAATGAAGATGTTCCTGGCGTTCCTGTAAACTGTGAAGAGTATGCCCAGCCAGTAAATGTGTTTGAGTCGGCAACAGAAACGAGTAAAGAGTTTCCTAAATCGCCAGCAAAACGAGCAGCAAATGTGCCATAAGTGTTTGCGCCGCCAGCATAATTGTTTTCCCAATCATCATCATTTTGAATCAGAAGATTTGGGGCGCCATTAGCAGTAGCATTAAAAGTTGACTGAGTGTTTGCAGCTCGAACAACTTTAAGAGTGTTTGTATATGCTAGAAAGTTTGCAGCAGAGAACCAGTATTCATAATTAGTAGCATTAGGTTTACCAAAACGGTCAGCGAGGCGAACCTCGTCTGAAATAGTGATAATTTCACCAACTGGACCCCAAGCAAACGGACCGGCAAATGCGCCAATAGAAGTGGCGACTGAAGGGACAACTGTAGTCAGGTCAATTTCTGATACATTTACCCCAGGTGATAATTGAAATGCCATGGATTTCTCCTTTTGTTTATCGGGTCAATTCTTTTTTGTTGATACTCTATTTAGTTTTTTCAAAACTTGTCTTTTAATTCAGTAAAGAAGAAGGATAACCTCTCTCTGTCCATACATCTTTTCCGTCTAAAACTATTTCTTCTTGTTTACCATCATCAATAAAACCAACTGGTACAAGATTTTCTTCGGCATCAAGGCCATTTTCTTCAATTAATACTCTACGAATGTCTATATTTGTCGATTCCCTAAAGTAACTTTGGGCTGTCAACCATGCAAAAAGCACTAATCCCATTACCAAATCGTCATTATTGCCCTCTTCAGCTGCATAAGAATCACGAACTCTTACAAAAGTATTCAATTCTGCAATGGTATCAAAGTCACTTATAATCAATTTATCTGATTCGATGAGTGTTTTTAGATTTGCACAACCAATCTTTTTGACGGTTTTTGTGGTTCGAATACCAAAATTTGCAGACCTTTTAAATCCACCAGAAATTGTTTGACCTTTGATATGATGATGGTCAATTTTGAACACATTTTCGTACTCTAAGTCATAATGAAGTACATCAACTACCTGTTGCCCAACATTGTTGGTTTCAATTAAAACAAAGGCTTCATTG